ATGGATGAATACATACTAGAGATGAACAGGAAGGTTGGAACTGATCTGTCACTTCTGAATGGGCTGATAAATCAGCTGGATGTCCTATACAAGGCCAGAAATTGGACTGCTGTTACTGAACATGTTAGAGGGATACAAGAGAAGCTCTTTGAGGGTGGGCAGGCCATCAACATGAGGTTCATTGTTCTGTGGATCACAAACTATGTTGGTCCTGCTTTGATGGAAAACAGTAGTGCACTGAATGAGAGTATCCAGATGATGAGATATGTAAACCTCAATGCAGTGTCAGAGCACTTCAACATGGAGGAGTTTGCCAGCAAGCTGGTCAGGATTGTTAGAGGACCTGCCTCACAGGCTTTCTACAGAATCTTACTCTGCTCTTACGTCACCACTCTGGAAAACTGCAGTAGAAGAGACCCACAATATATGATGAGCAATGAATTTTCAGAGTCAAGATTCAGTGTCGAGGACTACACACAGTGTGTTGACCCTTTCAATGCGTTTTCTCCCATTTTCAGTGACAGCCATTTTGTGACAAGTCTGTTTTATGTCCAGCTGTATGAGAAAGAAGGTGGTGATAAGAGAGACAACATAAATGCATTCAACAACTTTGCTGAGAAGTCCATCAACTGGAGGTATGAGCTCACAGATATACTTGGATCATTCTGCTTTGACTGTACAAACAAGCTGAATGTGGACCCTCCTGACCCTGCCAACTTGAAGGAATTTTACTGCAAAACAAAGAATAAGGTCATACAAGAAGGAAAGATTCTCGAAGATAGACAATTTGATCCAAGAAGGAGTGACATGTGTGCTGAGCAGCATCAAGATGCCTATGAGACAGAGGTCTTCCTGAAGACTGACTGCAGGGCATGCAAGCACCAGTGGGTGAGGCTAGAGTGCTTGATGGGATGCATGATTGTGAGAAGGTCAGAGAACAGGAATAGCCCATATAGTTTCTACAACATGGTAAAAGCAAAACTGGAAGAGGTGGGGAAGAAGAAGGCAAAGTTTTCATATTCATGCATAGAAGTAGTGAACCAGATCGGGCACCAGGGGAAAATCAGCCTCAGCCAGGTTGACATCGATGCCTGTATAGAGCAAGCTGGGATACCCAGCTTACAGATTAGCAATCTGAGCAAAACATCAAATGTCAAGGTTAGCTTTGATAGTGAGAAAGATCCTGTTGATCTATTTGGTGCAATAGATAAAGAAAAGCTTGACAAAGATACTCTGAAGGCTGTGAAGAGCCTCAAAATGCTAGGAATTAAGCAGAGAGGGGACAGAACAGTAGAACAGATGGATGCAGATATGAAGAAGCTTCATGACCATCTGACAATTGAAAGAAGGCTAGACACTGCAGATGCTGACAGGATCTGCACTGATGTGAGGACGAGGCTATCAACAAAGAACGAAGCAGATTGGGCTGATACAAATTCATTCACAGACATGTGTGCAGGAAATGTGAGCTGCATCCAGAATGTGATGAAGAGAGTGCTGAGTAATATTAGAGACTGCAAGACAGGTAGTAGGAAGAACAACAGCATACTTCGAGATCTAAGAAAACAGACAACCAAGAAAATGATGATTGGACTCTCACCTGTCGCAGCAAAACTACTGAGTAACAGAGTGGACCAGTCTGTGAGTCAATTCAACAGAGGTGCATACGATGAAGAGCTCTTGGTTATTGAGAGGATCAGATCTGAATTAATGGAGAAGAGTGTGTACAGGTTTGGTGAGGTGAATGTGGATTTGAATGGTGGGAGAATATTAGCGGCAACAGATGAGAAGGACTGGCTTGACACAACCATGGCTGAGCTAGAAGTGAGGTGTGACTCCATTGTTGACTATATAGAGTCTGTGAACAGCACCACTGAAGGATCCCCTAATATAGTTGTGACAAGCTTTAGGGAGGAGCTAAAGGAGATGACAGAGAAACTAGTGAATGACTTCAATGACTACTTGGTGCTGACAGTTGTTAGTCTATGCACTAAGGCCTCAACATACTGCCCAAACCTCTTCATCGAAGCTTCAGCTGCAAGAGGGATGTTTGACTGTGATCCAAGAGCCGACCCGGAGAGATTCAAGATGCCAGACCTCACAAGTCCAGAAATGGTGGCACTAAACATGATGCTGTACGATAAAAGCTTAGCAAATCTAATAAAGGGTGGAGGAGAGTATTCATCCAAGATACTGGAGAACCTTATGACAACTCTTGATCAGGACAAGATGAAGGTTGCCCTTCTGAGATTGTGCACCTATGCAATGACATGTGACACTGGTCATTTCCAAGGCTTTTTCAAGAAGAATAAAGCAAAGCTGCTGAACCATGTGAGTGACAAAGTCATAACTGTATATGCAAAAGTTGCCTGCGAGAGGGTGAACACAAACCAGGTGGAGTGGGCGCTTGACATCATGCAGGACAACGACATGGTACTCAAAGCAAGCATTGCTAGTAAGGTGCAAGTGGGAGGTGTTAGGGATCTCGGAGTCCTGGACATGCGCTCTAAAGTTGTGCAATCAACATGTGAGGCAATAACAAGCAGCTATCTTGGGAAGAGTGAAAACGACATGATGATGAACACTAGCAGGAAGGCAACAGCACAAAAACATGCAGGTGACAACTATGAGAGGGTACAAACAGGGGATTTAAGCAGTGCAACATCTGGGATGTTAGACAACCAGGCTTGGGGTCCTAAGAACAGAGGTTGGGAGATGTTCTTGGCAACTGAGGGTGTGACTTGCAAGTCTAAGCTGGCGCACTCAACAACCAGCTTCTTCGCACTGCAGCTCTGTAGAAAGAGGATCCACATTGGTGATGACGTTGTGAGGGGCCTAAGAAATGCAATGAGGAACCTCAAGATGTACTTCAAATCGTGTAACTCACACGCAGACGGGAGGAAGTATCATGCAGCAAAAGATGGTGTGAAGCTTGATTGTGACGGGTTAATGTCTCATGGCCTCTCATCAACCATGGCATTCCTAATTGATCAGGTGCTTTGTTTTGGCAGGACATACTTCATCAGTCCTGCACACATGATACAAGGGATTCCGCACAAACTGAGCAGTTTGTACCACTGTGGCTTTCTGGCGTTCTTGAAACGTCTATACGCCATTCAACAAAGGTTGAAAGATCAGGAGATGGCAGATGACATAAGGGGTGTCAGAGAGAATGGGCACACCATACAGTCTGGTTGCAGCTCTGATGACAGCATTGTCAACTTCGCAACAAAGGCCTCAGTTGCCTGCCATGATACTGAAGACTACAAGCTTTCAGAAGAGATGACACGGGATTTCTGGGAGCTATACAATGCTCTGGGCATTCAGTATAATATAAGCAACTCAGCCAAGTCGCATATCAGCAGGAAGATGAGTGAGGTGTACAGTGCATTCTCTAGACCTGGAACAAAGCTGACCCCTTCCATAAAGATTGAGACAGCAATTATCACGATGAACCACTCCACTTCCATGTTTGGTGAGAACAACAGCATCATTGACATGGCAAGCAACGCCGTCCAGGAAGGCTCAAGTCTATTCTTGGCAAACATGGCAATTACTGCTAGAAAGATCAGGATGATCCCCTTCAATGCCCAAGGTATTGCTCTG